GCATAGTCACATAATAAAATTAGTATTGAATTTGCTGCAGGCTTTTTAACTTTAATGCGTAATATATTACCGTAATAATCTCTATCCCCAAAAGGATAGAGTTTATATATAAAATCTCCTCAAAGGAGGTGAACCTCTATGACCCAAGGACAACTTGAACGCGTATTAGATTGGCTCGTACATAATTTCGTGCAAGTTCTTCTAATATTTTCCATTTTCATTCAAATCACTCCGATTAAATGGAATCCAATTTCATCATTCGTAAAATGGATTGGTAAGCTACTTACACATGATATAAATAAAAAATTAGAGAATGTTGAGGATTCCGTTGAAGAAATTAAAACGGATATTGATGCGAATGAAAAAGACAGAATTCGTTGGGAGATTTTAGAGTTCGCAAATTCATGTAGAAATGGAATAAATCACTCACATGATGAGTTTAGGCATATTTCCGACCTACATGATAAATATGTGAAACTTCTAAAACGAACCGACGATCAAAATGGCGTATTCAATACAGAATACGAGTGGATACAATCTATTTATAAAAAGAGACTGGATCAAAACGACTTTCTTAAATAATTGACTTTTTTCTTAATTTATTATATAATAAATTATAACAAAGAACAGGAGAGAAAGTTGTAATGATACAGGAAAAACGTAGTGCTGAACAAATTTCAACCCTAGAAATCTATACAGATGGGTCATGTAAAAGCCTAGGAAATACTCGCTTCGGCGGGTGGAGTTTTATCGCATTACGCGGTGGGGTGTTTCTATATAGAGCTTCCGGCTGCGAAGAAGGTACCACAAATCAGCGAATGGAATTAATGGCAATTCGCAATGCTTTAGAATTCGCGCGGCAAAACCGGCACCCTAACGAACGAACTATTATATATAGTGATTCCGCTTACGCAATTAATTGTTTTGAAAAACATTGGTATGAAACTTGGCTAAAAAACGGCTGGACTAATGCTAGAGGAGACCCAGTTGCAAATGCCAAGCTTTGGATGGAAATTATTCCATACTTTGATAATTTTTGGTATTATTTTACAAAAGTCAAAGCACATGCCAATAATTATTGGAATAATGAGTGCGACCGTCTCGCGCAGCTTGAGGCGCAAACACTTAAAGATAATTTCAGAGGTATAAAAAATGAATAAAGAAATTTATCAAGTAGAACGAGACGAATATGCCGGGCTAATTGGAGAAATGAAGACTTCCTGTTTTGATATGGAAAAAGAATATAATGAAGATAATGTTCATATTAAACTTGTAAGTAAAAAAACAGGTCATATAATCAGTGAACGTATCATTGATGCAGAGCAGAATGAAACCTATTATATTTACGAGCTGCCTGAAAACGATGAGCGAATGGCGCCTAAAAAGATTCGGCAATATCGTCTTGAAAGCAAAGAAGAAGTACAAGCCTTTTTTGACATCCTTAATAAACTTCAAAAGGAGGGTCCTAAATGACGGAACTGTTTCCAGATATTAGCGAATAGTTGCGCGCTGATGCTGAAATTGCTTGGCGGCTTGCTTCCTCTTTGCCGCCTGTAAGCGCAACAAAATTTCTAGAGGCTTATACAGCCTATAATCACACCGAAGAAGAGTAGGATTATTTAAAATTTTATTTTAATATAGAAATGGAGAAAATGGAAAATGAATAAAGTTATTATTATTTCTGGTAAGTCTGGCGCAGGCAAAGACATGATTGGACATTTCATGAAGGAAGAACTTGAGAAACATAATCAGCGAGTGCTTGTTATCCATTATGCAGATGCTGTAAAATGGGTACTTCGTGATTATTTTAATTGGGATGGAAAGAAGGATGAGCGCGGGCGCACGCTTCTCCAGCATATTGGGACTGATGTAGTGCGCGCTAAGTATCCTAATTTCTGGGTAAATATTGTAGCCGATTTGGTTTCAGCTTTTGAAGATGAATTTGATGTAGCAATTATTCCAGACGCACGCTTTGAAAACGAAGTTCAGATAGTAATGGAAAAATTTCCTTCTCTTACTTGTATTAGAGTAGAACGAACAAATGCGGATGGAACGGCTTGGGTAAATCCTGCCTTTACGCCTGAACAGTTAGTTCATCCGAGTGAAACCTCTCTAGATGATTTTTCCTTTAATTATATTGTTCATAATGATGCTGGATTGGAAGAACTTAAAGATAGCGCGGTTGCTATTCTTGAAGACCTCAATCTAATTGAAAAGGAGTAATTATGCTACTAAGAGAATTAGACCCAGAAAAATACTGGAGTTTCCCTTCAACCTATTCAAAAGAAAAGCGTGAACTTGAACTAAGTAAAATGATTAACTCTGGCTTATATAGTTTCCAGCTCAAAACAGATGGGAACTATAGTGCTTTTATTTGTGATTTTGATAGAGATAAGCGTATTATTAGCCGCGGCGTTAGCACTGTTACTAAAGAATTCGGCCGCATTGAAGATAGACTATTTTTCTTTAATGCGGTTGCTGCCGCATTTGATAAGCCCACACGCATTATGGGTGAAGTATATTATGATAAAGGAATTGACAGAAATGTCGGTTCTGTATTGCGCGCGAGTCCAATAAAATCAAAGAGTATTCAAGACTCAGAGTTTTATATTGAAGCATCTAAAAATATCAAATTTTCGGCTAAAGATAAGCGAGATATTGAGAACAACGAGTTTCGCAATCAAAAGCTTAAGTGGCGTATTTTTGATATCTGGTTTTATGACGGACAGGATTTAATGAATACGCCTTGGATTGAGCGACAGAAATATGTTAAGGCTGCTGCAGAGCGCATTAATCATCCTTTGGTAACTTATGTTCATTATTATCCAATGGATGAAAACTTTTATGATAAACTTAATATGATATTTTCTGCGGGAGGAGAAGGTGTTGTTTGCTACAAAAATTCTGGATTACCAGAACCGGGTAAGCGAACCGCACATAAGACTCTCAAAGTGAAGCGAGAACTTGAGAACCTTATTGACTGTGTAATTACAGGCACTGAACCCGCCGCTGAAGATTATAGCGGAAAAGATGTTGGTACATGGATGTATTGGCGAGACACCCGTACTGGCGAAAAACTACAGGGACAACTGTTTGGTGATTATCAATCTGGGCGCACGATTAAACCAATTAGCCGTGGTGCGTATATGGAATGGCCCGGAGCCATCTATGTAAGTGTATATGATAGTAATCATCAACTACAACAGTTATGTAAAGTTGCCGGTTTAACGGATGATTTTAAAGAACAATTAAAGAATAACTTTAATGAATGGTATTTATGCCCGGTTACTATTGGCGGCATGGCTCTTAGTAATGCGAACGGCTTAAGTATCCGCCACCCTTACTTAAAATCAATTCGTAAAGGCGATATTTCCCCTGAAGACTGTACGCTATCAAAAATTATTAACTAAGCATTTTTAAAAAATGCTGAGGAGGACTTATGGATTTAGAAGAACTATTTGGCTCGGTAGAAAAATATGGTTTTGATCCAGTAATGTATCAGTATTTTCATCAGCTTCTAGATAATAGAACTATTGTTATGAATGAATATGTAACTGATGCTACTGTAGAAAAGGTATTCCTTCCAATGCGTGAATTTGAAAAGGACGATTCAAAAGACCCCGTCACGATTATATTAAATTCCTGCGGCGGCGATGTATCAAATGGTTTCTACCTAGCCCAATATATTTCTCAGTATTCCAAACCATTACATATTATTGTTCCAGGAATTGCCGCAAGTATGGCAGGAATTATTCTTGCTGGCGGCGGGAAAAATGAGAATGTAACAAGATATTGTTTCCCAGCGTCATATGTATTACTACATGATGGATATGTCGCTTTGGAGTCTAGTGAAGCACGAACCGCAGATGACATTATGGATTTTAATAAACGAGTAGATGCCGATATTCGTCAATTTATTATTGACAATACTAACATTAGCGCCGAGTTATATGATAAACATGCTCGTCAGCAGTGGTTTATCAAATCAACCGAAATGAAAGAACTTGGACTAATTGATCGCATTTACGGAGTTGATGATAAATGATTAAACATTGGGCAGATACATCTGCTGTTTTACATTGGAACGCGGCTGAAGCTCAGGTAGCTATCAGCCCTTTAACTTTATCTGAATTAGAACATATTAAAACCAATGACCGTGCTTCTTAGGAATTAAAATATAATGCTCGTGAGGCAATTAGGAAAATTGTTAGCGGTGCTTGCTATTCTGTGATTACATCTAATAATCATAAAATAGATAAGATGCTTAAAAAATATAATTTTCTTAGTGATATCAATGACCATCGTATCCTTTGCGCCGCAGAATTATACGCGGAAGAAAATGGAGAAGATGTTATATTCATGACTTGCGATGCCGCTCAATACACATTCGCGCTACAAATGCCTCGTTTAATGGCAGTTTATACAGCCAACGAGAAGCCAAAGGAAGATGAATGGTGTGGTTGGGCAAAATACTATCCTGATGATAATGAAATGAATATCTTATATACTGACCCACAAATGAATGTATTAAAGTGTAAGACTAATGAATTTGCTAAAATATATCGTGGGTCAGAATTAAAAGATGTATTGTTTTGGGATGGAACATCTTATAGACCTTTAAAATATAAAGATATTAAGTCAGATTTTC